CATAGATATATGTTTGATTCTGAATTAGATAAAGGAAAACCAATACATTTATCTAGTAAATGGGATGGAAAAGAGTTGCACAAAAATGACAGAGCTATGGACCATATTAGAACCACCATACAAACTAAAGATAAGTATATACACGATTCTTTGGTAATCAACATCATGTTTGGAAAAGAATATACTTGGGATGATGTGACAAATATCCGACAAGAAATAAAAGATTTCATAGAAGATCTAAACGACCTTGGATACCCAGGATATATTTGGAGACCCAATAAAAGAAATTTAAGAATACATATTTCCACCAAAGAGGCAGACAAATTTCTAAAAAGTATCAGTCCTGACGAATAAACCAATAGGAAAAAAAGGTTATAAGATATATAAAGAAAGAAAATAACCTAATTTTTATGGCAAAAACAAATAATGATGAGGAATATTTGAGACAACATCTCAATGATATTGATTCGTCCAATAAAAGCACTACCCAAGATACCATTTACAAAATGGCAACTGAAGGAGCAAAAACATCTGATCTTCAATTTTTTAATTTTGATGTTAGAGAACTACCTTGTGGAAATTTTTATCCAAAAGGAACCATGTTTGCTGTTAGACCAGCACAAGTAAAAGAAATTCAAGCCTATTCAATGGTGGATGATAATAATATCATGGATATTGTTGAGAAGATGAACGGAATGCTTGCGTCCTGTGTTCGGGTAAAATATCCTGATGGAACCGTTGCAACATATCTAGATATTAAAGATCAAGATAGAATTTACCTAATATTTGTTATTCGTGAACTTACTTTCCAACAAGGAAATAGTTTAGCCACAAAAGCTAAGTGTGTTTGTGGATGTGAGAATCAAGTTGAGTTAAAAAGACAAAACTTCAGATTTCACCCAATTGATGCTAGTTTGTCTAAGTTCTTTGACGAATCTAGAAGATCATTTAGTTTTAAAATAAAAAATGGAAAAACATTTGAGTTAACTCCACCAACTATTGGAATACAAAAAGCTTTCACAGAATTTATTATTAAAGAATCACAGGAAAAAAGAACTCCAAATCTTTCATTCTTGAAAATAGTTCCATTTATGTTAGATGGAAGAAATTCAATCACCATGGAGGGAATAGAACAAAAGTTAAAAGACTTTGAAAATAATATGGATGATATATCATTCCAATTTTTGAATGGAGCTATTGGTAAGCTTTCATTTGGAATTAAAGAAATTGTTCAACCGTGTATCGTGTGTGGCTCTGAGGTCCACACGGAAATGACGTTTCCCAACGGATCGTCAGGTATTTTCGTTATTCATGATGCCTTTGAAGCATTTATTCAAGAATAAGCTTTTACTACAAAAGCATTTTAACGTCAATGAACTGGCTATGAATGAATGGCCTTACTGGATGTTTGAAGAAAATGTAAAAATTGTTAATGAAATAACAGAAGAAGAAGAAAAACAACAGAAAGGTGCTGAAGATAAGCAAAAGCAAAGTATGCCAAATTTTAATCCATCATCTATGATGAATAGTATGAATTCTATGGCAAATAAGTTTAAGTAATTATTTACCTATTTTTGGCTTAACAATTTTTGGATTAACCATCTTATGTTCAAACCATTGGGATATCTCCCCATAAGAAACACTAGATGATCCACAAATTTCTCTAGAAAGCGTTAATAGTAGCTCAATTACTTTACTTTTTGAATAAGATTCTTCTTCTTGAATTTCTTCCTTAATATAACTTTCAAACTTCTTTACTTCCAAGTCCTTGCTCAAGAATTTTTCACCATCTATTTTTTTAGAGATTGGTTTTCTATATCCTTTGGTGGAGATTTTATCACTATCTAAAAATTTCTCACCATCCAATTTTCTATTAGAAGGTTTTACTTTTTTATTAGGAGATTTTTTCTTTACATCCTTTGGTGTAGATAAATTCATTTTTGAATTTTCTTGTCCTGTTTTATGTTTCCTGATTTTTATCATACCCTATATATAAATAATAAAATTCGTTTTCCTAATTTTTAATGTAAAAATTTACTATTTTTACATTCTAAAACAAAACAAAATGATCTCAGAAATTCTTAAAACATTAAGTGATACCGAATTGATAGCTATATCAAAAGAGTTGGATGACCCAACAATAGATAATCAATCTATATTCAATCAATTAATTGCTAAAAGTAACTATCCAACCGATGTTAGTGATTTTGACTCACTACCAATAAAGCTATCAGTTGAACTTGGAGAAAGATTATTAGAAAGTGATAGATGCTAATATAAAAGCAAAAAGAGTGTAAATTTATCCAATCTACACTCTTCTTCTTTCTTATTTTTAAATTTATTAATATCCTGCAACAAATGGAGGAGCAATAACAAATCCGTTATCAATATACTCATCAATCCAGTAGTCTGCTACAAACTTAGCCGTTGCTGACCAAATGTCTGAAGTAGATTCCCATTTCAAATCAATTGAGCTAATTCCTTTAATTTGACAGTTTTGGAAAGTAACTCTTCTTAGAACCAATCCCTTTTTATCATGTTGATTAACAATGATTGTTCCTATAATATCTGCTTTATAATGTAGAGCACCATTCTGAGAATTCCAAACCACATCGTACCAAGCCTTCAAAGTATTCCAAGTTTCCATAGAACCTTGTTGATTTACGTTCACATTGAATGTTATTTCAAACTCATAGTGAGTATCTTTAGGCATTGTTACAAAAGCTCTTGTAGAGTATTTGAAACGCTGAGTAGCTACATCAATATCTTTAGTTAAGTCTAAAGTAATATTAGTTGCTTGTTGTAGAAGCAATAGTGGATCTCTACCTTGTGCCTGTAAAATTACAGGTAAAACAAAAGTGATTTCAAATAGTGCTACATAAACTGGTTCCTGTGGAAATGTTCCTGGACCACCTGGAGATCCTGTCATTTGAAGTTGGGTATAGTGAGGGAGCGGCATAACTTTTTATATAATTTTTTGTTAAATATGTTTAATGAGTTATATATTTAAATGTATATTTCCTCCATTAACTTTTTTATATATTAAGTTATAAAAGATTAATATTATCAATTAGGGAGGACAACAAATTTTATATATAGTATTATGAAGTGTGAATATAGAAATTGCAAAAATTTAATAATTGACGGCAGACTTGACAAAAGATTCTGTTGCATAAAATGCAAAAGAAATGAGAAGAAATATCGACAAAGAAATAGGAAAAGAATAAATGAAAAAGTTAACAAATGAAGAATTTATAAATAAATGTAAAATTATACATAACAATAAATTTGATTATTCCAAAACAAGTTATAAAAAATGTATCGATAATGTAATAGTAATTTGTCCAATACATGGAGAATTTAAAATAAAAGGAAGTAACCATTTACATATGAATCAGGGATGTGTAAAATGTGCTCAAGATAATCACAAACTAACAATTATTTCTAAAGAAAAAATGGAAAAATTTAAAATAATACACAACAATAAATATATTTATAATGATATAACAGTTATAAGTGGAAAAATAAAAATAGAGTGTCTAGAGCATGGAGAATTTGAACAAATAATTTATCATCATATTAAAGGACATGGATGTCCATCTTGTAATTCATCATCTAAAGGAGAAAATACTATAAAAAATTGGTTAGAAAACAATAAAATAAAATTTATCAGAAACTACCAATTTGAAGATTGTAAAAGAGAAAGAGCTTTGAGATTTGATTTCTATCTACCAGAACAAAATATTTGTATAGAATTTGATGGAGAACACCATTTTGAAGAAAATGAATATTTTGGTAAAGGAAATTTAGAGTACATTACAAAAAACGATGAAATAAAAAATGAATATTGTTCAATAAATAATATTCAACTAATTAGAATACCATATTGGGAAAATATAACTGAAAGGTTAAAAGAAAATTTAACTATTTCAATTTAACCACTTTCCTTCTGGTTAAAAGATATTCATGTGTAGGACCAGCCTTAGCATTTTCATATCCTTGATTCCACCAATTATTCATACTAACACTATCAAAAATATAAGGATTATTGGTTAGCTTATTTGGAGTAAAGTATAGGTTTAATTTTATTTCCCTATCATCATCTATCATTTTATGCAGTTTAGATAGATCAGAGTCTTCTTTTTTACGACCGGTTAATAGGATTTTAACCACCTTAGTCATCAAATGTAAAACATTTCTAATTTTTTCATGATTTCCACCATTATTTTCCTCCATTAGAACAATAGCATCAATTTCAGTAGATCCTCTTTCAATAGCTTCTTGTAACGGAATAAATCGCATCAAACCACCATCCGCATACTCATATCCATTTTTATTTACCACACTCATAAATGGAGTAGCTGATCCAGATGCCCACATCCAGTCCATAAAATCAGAATATTCCTCTGTTAAAATAGATTTAAATTCTACTTGCTCCAATGATAAGTTACAAACAGAGACCAATACATCTTTATCAGATTCTCGAATTTTGTGATAGTTCTCCTCGCTTAAAAATTCTTCAATAGTTTTTCTTAAATTAGATGAATCTCCTAAAGAATTACTTTTATTTAAAATTAAGTTTCTTGCAATATTAAAGTGATTGATTCCAAATCTTGCCACACCATTTCTAACCTTCTTTATTCTAAATGGATTTATTTTGAAGATCTTTTCTGAAGTTATATTAGTATATGCTTTTTTTAATTGCGCAATCTCATTACAAGCAACCATAGGTGTGATTAAAGCACCTGTGGAAGTTCCGGTATAAAGATCCCAATCCTTTCCAGATTCTTTTAAAAATTCAACAATTCCTCCCGCATAGGCACCTTTACTACCACCCCCTGAAATCGATAATGTACGCATAATGTATATATAAAATTAAATAAAAAATATTCAAATTTTATGATTTTTTGAATAAATAAATTCGAATGGTTTGAAAGTCAAATATTTCATAATATATTCCCCAGTCTTTTTCATCAAACATCCTTCTGATACCAGTAAAAATGTCTTCAAAAAAATCTACTAGAGAAGTATCATTAATTGCTGATGATTCATCTATTGAGTTCGTTAAAGATCTAATTTGGGTAAAATTATTTTTATCATAAATAAAAGTCAAGATAATTCCATTTTCATTTTGGACATCATCATTTGGATCAAAATCAATCAGTAACCTACCATCATCTTCCTCCAAATCACAAATTTCTAAAGAAACAAATAATTGATCATTAGATAATCTCCAAGGGGTTCCAGGTTCTAAATTTTTAATTTGACATAAAGAAATAGCCTCATCAAATACTTGAACAATATAAGAAATATCCTCTTTTGTAATTTCTTCTAAAGAAATATTATAGGATTCATTAAATTTTAGAATTTTGATCATATCTTTTTTCTTTTTTCTTTTATCACCATACTAATAAATATAGTTAGAGTCTTTGGAGAAATTAAGAAGTCCTCAACTCGAATAGAATTATTTTTAACCAACTCATCCAATCTATCCTTTACCTCTTCTATGTTCTCATTGATAATACCGATAAAATTATTAAATACTTCAATTTTTTTTAATTTTTGAATATTATACGACTCGTCAGCATCTTTACCCATATCTAAATAGATATTTCTAAAAGTTTCACCATATGACTCAACATCTTCGTCTGGAACGGATAATCCAATTCTAAAGAAGCTATTTTGTCTTGTCTTTTCTGTTATCTGAAACCCATTGTCAGTTAATGGTGAAAGGATATACATAACATCCTCTATAACAGAGGAATATAAATCCTTCCTAATTCCCTCATTAAATTTTAGAATTTTCATAATCATATTATATATTAAACTAATATTATAAGTTCCAGTATAATTAGAGTGAGGGAAACATGATTATTTTATATATAAGTCATGAATTCCAATAATTATTATGTTTACATCTTTCTAAGAACAGACAATCCTGGAAAATTCATATATGCGGATGATCTCTCATTCGAACATGAGCCATTTTATGTTGGAAAAGGAATTTGTAATAGAATGGAAGTTTCATTAAAATATAATCATAACTTGAGTAATAAAAATATGTTGAAAAAGCATATCATTGAAAAAATACACAGAGAAAATATGGAAATAAAATCCTTTAAAATAAAAGAAAATTTAACCGAAAATGAAGCATATGAATATGAGAAATATGTTATTTCAAAAATTGGAATGATTGTGGATAATAAAGGACCATTATCCAATTTAACCGATGGTGGACAAAGCTTTTTAAGTCAGCCAGTTCTACAATATGATATAAATGGTAATTTTGTTAATGAATTTACATCTGTTGGTGAGGCGGTTGCTCAAACAGGTATAATAAATGTCAGCCCATGCTGTAGAGGAATTAGAAATATGGCAGGAAAGTATATATGGAAATATAAAACATCGGAAAATTATCCAAAAATTATTGATGTGGGATTTATAAAAAAGATGATGCATTTTGGTAATTATGAAAGGGCTGTAATCCAATATGATATGAATCTTAATCTATTGGGTGAATTTTCTTCCATTAAAGAAGCATCTATAAAATCTGGGTGCCAAAGAGGAAAAATAGTAAATGTTTGTAAAGGAGATAGAAAACACACCAAAGGATTCATTTGGAAATATAAAAATAATTTAAAATAATGAAAGTATATATGATATCAGATACCCATTTTGGTATATATCTTAATAATCTAGAAAAATGGCAAAGTATGATGGAGGAATATTTTTATAATTTTTTCATACCATATCTTAGGAAAAACGCAAAGGACGGTGATATTCTTATACATCTAGGAGATCTATTTGACAATAGAACAAGTGTTCCAATAATAACATCCAATAAAGTAGAAAAAATATTAAAAGAAATATCCAATATATTACCAATACATATCTTAATTGGAAATCATGATAATTTTAATAAGGGATCATCAAATGAGGTAAATTCTGTAAGGATATTTTCCTATATAAACAAGAATATATTTGTATATGAGACCACCAATTCTATTCAGGTCTTTGATAAAAAATTGGTATTAATACCTTGGGTCGAAAAAAGAATTGACTTAATTAAAGAATTATCCAATAATCCTGGTGACTATTTATTTTGTCACTCAGATTTAAATGGATGTAGAATGCACTTAAATTCGGTAGCTCATAGAAATCCAGATAAAATAGATGTATCTGAATTTAAAGGATATACCCATGTATTTTCGGGGCATATTCACATTCGACAAGAGAATGAAAACTTTACTTTTGTGGGATCACCTTACCAGATGGATCGCAATGACATGAACGATCAAAAAGGAATAACTATTTTAGATCTGATTTCTGGAAAAATTGATTTCGTTCCAAACACACATTCACCAATATTTAAAAAGTTCATGGTTTTAAAGGAAGATGACATTGACAGATTGGATACTCTAGTTGGATCAAAAGATTATATTGATCTATTTGTATCTAATAACTTACTCATATCCAATAGAAAACTAAGAAGAAAGTTGGAAATTCTTTTAGAAAAAGGAAGTTTTTCATCCGTAGAATATATTGATGACATTATATCAAAGGATGAAGTAGAAGAAAATAAAGAAGAAGCATTAGAAATATCGGTTGCTTTGGATTATGAAAATTATATTCAAGAATATATTGATAAACAAAAGTATGAATCTGACAAATTTAAAACAGGTATAAGAAAAGAATTTGATGAGATTATACGAATCTATAATGAAAATTTTAGAACGAAATCTAATTAATCATTTAATATATACATTATGAAACATTTAATGTATTATAAGGAATCTTCACAATTTTTAATATCTGATGATGAATTTGAAAAAATAAAAAGTGAAATCTCTTCACTAAAATATATCCTAGATGAAGATGGATACATAAGTGTTCGTATTTGTAAAACAAATGTGTATGTCATAAGGGTGTATTTCCAGGTACCTACTAGTAAATGCACAGAGCCAGCCAAAGGATCGGTTACATCATGGATTAGATATTTAAATGATGATGATAATTTCACTGAATTTATTTATCGAATTTCTGAAATTTTAGAAGACCTTGGATTTGAAATATTTGATGTTGGTGAAAAACCTTTTAGTAAGTGGAAGAAAATAGATGGAAAATTCGAAATGATATCAAATATAATCGAAATAAAGAAAAAAGGTTGTCCAAAAATTGGAATCCAACCACACAACCCTTGGGTAAATGGTCCAACAACACATACTATATGAAACATCTATTATACTATAAAGAATCTATTTCCGATTTAAGATCAATAGAGGATGAAGTGAAGTCACTATACTACATTTTAGAAGATGAAAATATAACCATTGATGATGAGTTCAGATTTACAACACCAAATACTAAAATTGTTAGAATATATTTCCAACCAAATTGGATATCAAATGAACAACCAAAATATTTGTATTTGTGGACACAGGAGTTAAACAAAAGTGAAGAGCTTAAAGAATTTTTGTGTAGATTGTGCGATATCTGCAATGATAGTGGATTTAGATTATATAAAAAACTAAGCGGAGAGCCAAGTCTAACAATAAGTAAAATAAAAAGTGATGATTTTAAAATGGAGGGAAATTGTATATCTATAATGAAATAATTTAATTAGTCATTTGGAAAAATAAATAAATTTCAGCCTCACCAGGAAGTAATTTATTATTCACTAAATGAGCATGATTAAGATTAGATAGTCTAATTTCAAAGTAAATTATTTTAAATTTAGAAGATCCTATTCTATCTAAAGTTTCATAAACAGTATTGATAATCTCATCATCTACCATTTCAAACTTAGGATTTCTATCCAAATCACCAATAGCTGATATTAAGTGGTCTGTATTTAGAGGTTTGTGTTTATGTTCGTGTCCACCAGTATAATAACAAATACTATCGTTTCTGGTGAGTAGGTCTTTTTCTGGTCTTATTCTTAGTGAAAATGAATACTGTGTTCCAACATAATAATCTTGGTTTTTATATCTATTCATTCTAAAACCCATATCTGTAAGTGATTGAAAAACATCTACTAATTCAATATCATCCTCATCGGATATAAATCTTGTTTTATTGGCAAGTTTATTTAGTGTGGTTTCTGAGTTTCGAATAATACGGGACTCTTTAAATTGTTTCAAATATTTCATACTTTATGTTTAATTCTAAATGTGATTATTATTTTCTCATTTCTAACCTCAAATGTATTTGGATCCATTAGACCAGGACTTGGATATATTTTAAAATAAACAATTTCATAAATATCTTTTAGCCGTTCGGATATTTCATAACAAGATTCATATAATTCAGCTGTATTTTTAATTATATCGAATGTGTCATTTACAACATTCTCTTCTCCTTGTCCAAAATGCATGTTTGATTGTCTATGTGGAAAATAATAATTTGAATTCTCACCACTCAACCATATAGTTAAATAGTTTATTGGAGATTTTATTTTATTTGGCCTAAAACTGTGAGTTCTTTCAGAAATTGAAAATCCTTCATCAGTCAAAGAAGTAAATATATTTTTAATTTCCTCTAAATCAAACTCATTTTCATTAAATCGATTAATTCTAAGCATGGTATTTTATATATAAAAATATGAAATTAGGAAAAATGGAAGAAGATGTAATAGATATATTTCAAGAAATTCTGGATGATTTTTCAGAGCTAGAATTTGAATTTAGAGCTGTTAGTCCTGGACACTTCCAAATGGTTTCCAAAACAATAAGAAGTAGTGTTACAAATATTACTCCAGAAATGAGGAGTAGTGGGTGGGATCCATATAAACAAACTAGGGAAAAGGTATTTAATTTTGCAAAAAGATTAGAACCTTATCTAGAAGAAGCATCTGATAGATTAGGAGATATTGGATATAGATGTACTTATAATGCTAGTGAAAATGTCCAACTAATCAGTAAGTTTAATACCACTTTTATAATAAAAGTAGATTGTTATGAACTAAATAAAAATAAAATTAAAAAATTTGAATCATTTAATGAATCAAAAAGTAAAAAGAAAGTAACTAAAGAAGAACTAGAAGAAATTGAAATTATTATGATTGATCTAATGGATAAATTTGATTATTTGGGATTTGAGATAGAATATCATAAATATTCGTCTATTCCAGGATTGTTATCACTTCGAAGTGAAATAGTCAGCACTTCTTTTATCAAATCGCTTCCAAATGGGAAACTTATTAATGATGTTTCGAGTGAAATTAAAGAATATTTGGAAAACGATAAAGAAATTATAGATAGAATGCATGACATCGGATTCAAATATGATCTAACTCAATATACCGGACAGGATCGTAGGTTTCGTATCTACTTCTCAAGAATTTGATCCAGGACTATCCTTATCTTTAGTTAAAGCAGCCTTAATCATATCATTTAATTTACGATTGTCCATCACTTGACCATCGGTTTCTTCGGTTGGATTTTCAGCTTCTTTAGTTTCCATCACTTCATATAAGTCCTTTCTAAAATCTTTATAAAATTTCTCCAGCTCTGTTTTTTGTGAGGAAGCAAATTTAGAATTTTCTCTAATTTCTCTAATTGTTTGATTCACTACTTCATGAATTCTAGCAGAATTATCACCATTGTCAATTTGTCTTAATTGTGTTAGAAAGTTTTTCCTAGTCATTTTGGTTAAAAAGGCTGTTTCAGCATAAACACCAGCATCCTCTTTCATTTTATTTTTGATATAGGGGTGTTCTTTTATTTTTGGGAGATCACCCAAATATAAATCCACCAACGATTCCAAAATAACATGGGCTTTTTGAGTAGCAACCGTTAGATCACTATCATAGTCATATATCTCCAACTCACCAAGATCTACCAAATCTTCTGGTTTAGCCAAATGTTTAGAAATGTCAAAATCATGACTAGAAGATTGTATTTGCTCAAATTGATCTTCCATACGATCTCTCTCTTGTTGTGTCTTAGAAGCTGTTGCTGACATAATGTATAATTACCTTTTTACTATATATAGTAAAATATCGCGGTTCTTTATGGCAGATAAACCAATAGAAAAAAAAATTATATTTAATACCGAATTAGTTAGTGAGGCTACTAGAAAGATCAATGATGGTATTATTTTAAAAAGGTTTCAAAATCCTTGGCTAGCCGGTGAAGTTGGGATAAGAAGATCCGGAGTAACCTTCCGAATGAGCCAAGAGGAGCAAGCAGAATATGTTAAATGTGCTTTAGATGTTCATTATTTTGCTGAAAAATATTGTAAAGTAAAAACAGAAGACGGTAGTGTAAATAACATTTACCTCCGCGATTACCAGGAAGAAATATTAAACTGTTTTAGAGATAATCGATTTAGCATTTTGATGGCAAGTCGTCAAACTGGTAAAACCATTACATCTGCCATATTCATGTTACACACCATTTTATTTAATAATGATAAGAATATAATGATTGTGGCCAACTTGAGAGACACTACTATTGAAATTTTAGATAAAATAAAATCTATCTATACCATGGTTCCATTTTTCTTAAAGCCTGGGGTTAAGGTTTGGAACCAAAAGTCACTTGTTTTTGATAATAATTGTAGAATAAAAACAGCAGCTCGTTCAAAAACACCAGCAATCGGTTTTACTATCGACCTTTTATATTTAGATGAGTTTGCACACATACCATCGAATATTATTGTTCCTTACTATACGGCTGCCTTTCCAACGGTTTCTGCTATATCCAACTCAAAAATTATTATCACATCCACTCCAAATGGAATGAATTTATTCCATAAAATACTAACCGATGCTGAAAGGCCAGAAGGAGATCCACAAAAGAATAACTTTAAAGCAATGAGAGTTTACTGGCACCAGGTTCCAAATAGATTTGTTACTTATTTGAGACTAAACAATCACAGACTACAAGAAAATGAACTAACAAAAGAAGAAATGATGGATATCTGCAAAAAAATGTATAGTGATAGAACCAACATAGATATAAACTTTAACATGGATTTACAGAAAGATATTATTAGTATTTACAACAACGAGGTTTGCTCAGATGAGGAAATTAAAAAAGCAACTTTCTTAAATAAAAAAGGAATAGATGTCCCATTTTCTCTAATATCCGAAGTAACCACATGGAAAGACGAAGCTATAAAAGATATTGGTGGACTGGAAGCCTTTAACCAAGAGTATGGACTTAGATTTATTAGTTCTTCCAACTCTTTATTAAATGAATCTCTAATCGATGAGTTGATAAAGGGTAAAAAGAATTTTAAATTTGAGCCAATTGATGAATTAGATAGAAAATTAAAATTCTCTTACAAAGACCTAAAATGGATAGACGATGATTCGGTGTTTATGCCTGTACAAAGAAATGATGCAAGAATTGTTATGACCGTGGATATATCCGAGGGGTTAAACCAAGACTATTCGGTTATAAATATATTTAAAACAGATCTAAAACCATTGGATATAATAGAACTCCAGAAAAAGAATTATACTAACATTGTCGATTTTTTCAGATTAACACAAATAGGAATATTTAGAAGTAATATAATTTCAGTTAAACAATTATCAGAACTTTTATATTTACTTGCCTTTGAATATTTTAATTTTGATAATGTTAAAATTGTATTAGAGGTAAATACCTATGGAAATGAGCTACTAGCACATCTCCCACATGTCTTTGATGGTAACAATAATTATGGATCTTTTGTTTTTTATAGATACAAACACCGATCGGATGCAACAGAAGAAAAAATTGGACTAAAAGTTGGTGAAAATAAAAACATAATGGTTAAAGACTACCAGGATTTAATGGAATCAAGATCATTTTCCATTACAAACGAGGATAATATTAGAGAAATAACAGCCTTTGTTAAACATATAACTACTTCTGGGAATATTCAATATCGAGCAGATATAGGTAATGATGATTCAGTAATGACTATTGTCAATGCAACTACTGCCTTTAAGAAAAATGATTTTAGAGAAGTTTGTCAAGAGATTGTGGATAAAATGTTGGATTCTCAGGTAAGAGAACTTATCAATTCTATTCTAAAGGAATCAGATTATAGAGAAACTGTCGATTATGGACAGGTTTTAACTATTCGTAAACAACAAATGCAACTAAACCGTTGGAAACAAGAAGCTATTCAAAACAATAATGCTTGGACAGGAAATAGGTTTAAATAAATCTTCTACTAATTTTTGGTTGTGTTTCGGAAACTTCTTCAAGATATTCACAAAGTGTTAATGTTGATGGTCCTATAAACCCAGCATCGTGTACCCAAATTTTAAATAATTTATTATCCAATTTTCGACTAAAAATACCATATATAGTTTCTTCATCTTTGTTATCTCCAGACTCATCATAAGAATGTTCCAATTTGAATCCTTTTAGTTTTGGAAAAGAATTATCTCTTAGATATAAAATAACAGCATATTTTATGCTTTCTTCTTCACATATTTCATCAAATTCCTCATCTGATTCACGAGCATCGTCTATAAGTTCCATTATTGGAATTCTCTCTTTTTCTGACTCTTCGGGTGTATATTTTAATTTAACTTCTTCAAATTTTTGAATATGTTTCATAATATTAGTTCTGTTCTAAAATAGCACAAAGTCCAGCATGTTGTAACTTCTCTTTCATTGGAGAAAGTTCTTCAAAAAAGCCATACTTAACAACACACTCACCTTTATAGTGAACCACATGAGCACACTGAGTTGCTTGTTCCACCTCATGTCCGCAAATTTTAATTAGACAAGTGATTACCCAATCAAAGGTATTGTAATCATCATTCCCCAAAACAATTTTGTAAGGCATAGATAAAATTTCATCTACATTAGTTGAGGTCTGTTTTCTAGTTTTAGTTGCCATTAACTGTTATATATTAATTTTTCAAAATGGTTTATTTATTAAAAAAAATATTTTATTTAGGCGTTTTATCAGTTTTTATTTTTAATATATACCATAAATTATATAAAAAAGATATGGAAGATGAAGAAAAGAAATTGCAGCGTTTGAAAAAAGATAGAGAAAGAAGTAAAAAATATAGAGAGAATAATAAAGAAAAATTAAAAGAAAAGGGTAAAAAATGGCGCCAATTAAATCCTGAGTATTACAAAAATTGGACAAAATCTAATCCAGAAAGAAAAAGAGAAATTAGTAAAAAATATTCCGACTCACACAAAGAATCTGAAAAAATAAAAAGAGATGGATGGTATGAAAAGAATCCAGATTATAATAAAAATTATTATAAATTAAACAAAGAAAAACAAAGAAATTATAAAAGAGAATATACCAAAAATAGGAGAAAAAACGATTTATTATTTAAATTAAAAGATAGTGTTGGTCATTTAATAAGAAGTAGTTTAAAAAGAAATAATTTTATAAAAAAATCCAAAGCAAATGAAATTTTAGGATGTTCAATATCTGATTTTAAATTACACCTTGAATTTAAATTCGAGACATGGATGAATTGGGAGAATTATGGTAAATATAATGGTCAACTAAATTATGGTTGGGATATTGATCATATAATTCCTGTTTCAAGTGCTAAAAATGAAAAAGAGATAATGGAATTAAATCATTTTACTAATTTACAACCATTAGACAGTAAAATAAATAGACATATTAAAAAAGATGTTAATATTTTGATTTAGACGGATTAATTATAATTGGGCGCTTATCATCTTTTACAACATCAATAATCCTAACTTCACAAGGTTGTTTTCTTGCCCATTCATCTCTAAACCGAACAATATGCTCATGCCTGTCGTCAAACATTTCAAATACTTTTGGTTTAAATTCAGAAATTAGTCTTTCGAAAGTTCTACATTTAAATGGATAAGTTCCACCACCATCACAGCAAAGAATTTCATCAAAGTCAAGTCCATGAAACTCAATAACCTTCTCAACTTTTCTTTGTAAACGAGCAAGTCTACCAGTAACCAAAACAACATATGCCTCTGGATCTTTACGAGCTTCTTTATATCTCTCTAAAACCCAAGGATTAGTTGGGATATAAAAAATTTCTGTATTTAAAGTTTCTGGCTTACTCCACCAACCATCATGTGGGAATTGGGTTCCGGTCTTTTCAAACCAAATCTTCTTACCTTCCTCTGGCTCTGGTGTGAAGCAAAGTGTCTTATCAAAATCGAAACAAACTATTCTTTTTATCATTATCTTATCTAATTATTTGCAAATATATATTAATTCTACAAAACTTCATAGGGAGAGTTTATATAAATGGATATATAAATCAATAAATATCTATGTTTTTTATGAATAATGGTTATCCAAGTCCTAATATACTCTACCGAATCAATTGGGAAAGGGTTTTGATTATCGTTTTGATAGTCTTAGTTTTTGTATTGGGAGGGGTTTGGTTTTTTGGAAAAACAATTGATAAAGATAAAATTAATGAGCTACATAAACAAAATGAGCAGATCATCAAAGAGAGAAAAGAACTAGCTTTCCAATTAGACAGCATGAAAACGGTTGAACTTAAAATAGAAAACGATAATAAAGAGCTTGAAAAAAGAATAGAATCCACTGATTCATTAGTAAGAGTTCTTAAAGGTAGGAGAGGATCAGACAACACAAAACTAGATTCTGTTTTAGCACAATTGAATAGAGGTAAAAAAGAAATTGAACATTTAAGGAGTAATCCAGCTAATAGAAAAAATGATGCTCTGATAGAGTCTCTTAGAAAAAAATTAAACAAATAATGAAATATATTTTAATACTACTTTTATCATTTTCAACTATTTTTTCATTTAGTCAAGCACCAGATCAAATAAACGGAACTACAACAGGTCCTTTCCCATCTTATTTTATAGACACATCTGGGCACAAAGCTGGTGTTGTTTTGACCATAGAACAAGCACAAAGAGTGGATAATGACTATGATCTTTTAGAGCTACTTGAAAAACAACAACTTGGATGTGATACCACCATTAAGACTTATCAAATTCTAGTTAAACACCAAGATGAATTAGTAGCAGCACTTAATTTAGATGTATCACAAAAAGATAGCCTTCTTAGAGGAAAAGATGCTCTAATAGAAGAGCTTAAAGGACAAATAAAGGTCTATATACATGATGCTATATTATGTGGAACACTTGTTGATAACAAAGATGAGGAAATAAAAATGCTTAAGAAACAGGTTTTTAAATTAAAAGTACAAAAAATAGTAGGATTCACTGGAGTTGCTGTATTTGGTGGAGTTGCTGTTGGACTAGGTGTGTATTCTATATACAAATCTATTGTTCACTAAAATGAAAAGTTTTATATTATTTTTTCTATTACTACCAACCATTCTCTTTTCACAAGACCTAAAAGAAAAAGTTAAAGAACAAGCAGAAGAAATTGTCTATTTAAAATCTAGGAATCAAAAATTAATTGTAGATTCATTCCAACACGATATTACCATACACAATTTAAAAAGAGCTTATGACTTTAAAATAAAGCAATTAGAATATGATATCATCACTCTAAAGTGGCAACAAAAAAAGCTAAACCTACAACTAGACACACTAAATAAAATTAAAAGTGATTTAACCGAAATCACAAAAATGGGAGCTATTGTTTACTTTTTAGACAATGATCCATCTACTATCTTCTATATTGATCTAAGTAAATATAATTTTGAAATGTTAAATAATGGATTGATCAAGCTATTACCTATCTATGAGCCAGAAAAATGGAGAAAGTTTAAAGCATATGGGTATCCATCTCCAGACAATTTATCAATACACTTCTATCCTTATGATATATATGGAGATAAGATTAATTTTTATAAAAATTGACTTTTAGACTTTAATATATAAAATATAAAAAATAGAAAAACTGAGAATGAAACATTTGAACAAATTTGAATCATATACAAAAAAGAGAAAACTACAAGACGCTATCAAAGAAAGTGTTATGGTTGTAAATGATGTTTACAGAGTAAACACAACAGTGGATATTCCACAGTCTCTTTTAAATACCTATGTAAAATCCGTAAAGGATTCCTTAGGAAAAAATGCAAGACAATTTTATTCAGATATTCAATTAGCTGAAGAGATCACTAAATATGTGGTTCAAAATGGTCTAACACCAGAGAAGATTCCAGCAGGAGCTTTATTTGGAGGAGAAGGTCAGGGACAGCAACCAGCTCAGGGTCAAGCAGCCCCACAGGCACAAGCTCAACCAGGACAAGTTCAGATTCAAGCACAGGCACCACAAGCACAAAGTCCAATGGATCCTCAAGCACAGGCTCAGCCAGCTCAAGGACAGGCACAAATGCAAGCACAACCTCAGGGACAGGCACAGACACAAGCTCAACCACAAGGACAGGCACAGGCTCAACCAGCTCAAGGACAATCTCAAGTTCAAGTTCAGACAGAAGCACAACCTCAAGGGCAAGCTCAATCTGATGAAGATTTTGAAGAGGTTAATGGCGAAGAAGAAAACGAAGAAGAATTACCACTATAAAAAATATTTAATTTTGTAAATGAAGTACTTAAAATCATTTGAAGGCAAAACATTTACGGCTGCTAAAAAAGGACCCGGAAAAACCGAGGAAGAAATTGATGCGGTTAGGACCAAAATGACAAATGTAATTAAATCAAAAGAATGTGATGTTAAGAAAATAGGATCTGATTTGGAAATTCACGATATTGGAAAACACTTAGGAAATGTAATATTTAGAAAAGAATATATTGGAGTAAAAACAAATGGTAAAAAATTTATTCAAGAGTTTAAATACAACGAATTTGGAAAAGCAAAGGCAGAAGTTGAAAAAATGGTAAAAGAATTTAGAAATAAAGAAGACTAAAAATATAATTATCTGTTCGGAAAGGGTAATTTAAGAGACATCAGAAATGATGTCTTTTTTATTTATATATAGTTTATGAAAATAAAAAATTGGAGACTGTTTGAATCAAAGGATGATGAAGAACTAGATAGTATATTAAAAGGATTTAGTCAAAAACCAAAAGAAGACAAAGAAGAATTATATTGGATCAATCAAGTATTCTCAGAAATAAAAGATCATTTCACCGACACACCAGGAGATTTTATAAGCTTTACAAACTTTGACACAAATCATGATTATTTCCACGGAATGCAAAAATTTAAAACACAAGGAAAAATATTTGGATCAATAACTTGTTATGTTAGTTTATTTCCAGAAGTTAGAAATGAAATTGATAGAATAGAAGAAATGTTAAAGGATGAGGGGTATGAGCTAGTGGTCACTACATCAAGTATGCCAAATGTTTATATCGGAAGAGCTGGCACAAGGCAAAGAGATACAATAGTGGGTAGATTTTACACACTTATTATGGAAGTCAGAAAAGAGAAATCAAGAGAAAAAAGAACCATTCCATATTTTCGAGGAATTATCCCAGAAACATATATAGATGAGTCAAATAGTCATGATGATGGTGATCCAAAAGAAATAGAGTGGTTCAAGCAAATATTTGCAGACATTACTGACATCCTACCAGGATGCATGACTGAGATAGAATTTATACCTTTTATTGTTAATCATGGTAAAGAAATAATCAGATATGAAACAAGTATAGAATGTGGAATTGAAAATTCGGAATTTATTGAAGAAGAGCTTGAGGTAATAAAGGAAATTTTAAAAGATGATGGATATACACTAACATATCATTCTCAATATAAATATATAGCAAGACATATAGTTACTAGAATGGCAAGAAACATAAAAGACTTTAAGCAATATCACATTTCTATTCAAAAAATAGGTGGACAAGCACATAAAGAATTTTTTGATAAAATGGATAAGGAGAGAAATCTTATAAAAGAATCCAATCTATTGGAATCACATCTGCTTATTGTGGACATTCAGAAGTCGTTTCACAAATATTTCACAGAAAAATATGTTCATGAAGTCAAAAACTATGCTAAACAATTTAACAATGTTTACCAAATTTGGGATAATCATGTAGATGGAAAGGATGTTGACAAGGATTTTCTATATGATAAAAATCCAGATGTTCCTGTTCATGATGATTTATACCATTTTGATAATCAAAAAGAATTAATTGAAAAAAGGTATAACTACAAAGTAACCGCAGACTATTATAAAAAAATATTAGATAGAGAAACTCGTAGAAAAATTAAAGAAACTCAACTAAAAAAAGGAGACTTCTTTTTAACAAAAGAAAACACAATAATCGTATTTGTGCAAAATAACCATAGATGGTTTCATGTCCCTAAAAAGCTATATGAACTATTTAAAAAGTTAAAAGGAAAAGATCTAACTGTTGTTGGTGGCTCAGATAATGAATGCCTTGAAGATGTTGTAACCGCAGGAATTGCACTAGGAGTTAATATGAAAAGAGATCATAGATACATCTATTCCGCATCACATTGTCCTATTAAATAAAAAGGATTCATAAGATCTAGCCAAATTTGGAAGTCTTATATCTATTTTTTCAGATTTAAATTTATTTACCTCATTTCCGGTCCAATAATTTAAATGTAATCGACAAGTTTTTTGTTTGATAATCTCTTCTACTTTATCCTTAGTTACCATATTGTCAGTTTTAGATAAAACCATTTGAATCATATTATTAATATCAGTCATCTGCTTAATGGTTTGAAAATCATTATCATAGTAAAATAAATCAGAATATTGTGTAATTTGTTCTTCTGTGAAAGTAAGACCATCAGTTTTCATACCCACCAAATGCTGCATAACAAGTCTAGTTTTCTTAAATGTAATGGAATCGTCATTTTTATTAAAAAATATTTCAGAAACATAATAAAAATTACTCACCGAAAGTCCAATTTCCTTCATTTTCTCTTGTAGTTTTTCAATTCCAGATTGATAGTTTACTTTAGTATTTTTAGAACAAATAATATAAATATCATCCCCTGTATTAATAATTGGTTTAAACATATCTAAATTTAGATCAAAATCTAATTGATCAATTAGATCTTTATTCATATATTCTTGAAGAGAAATAGCCAAATTTGAAATATCAGCTTTGTGTGTTTTAGCTAGGACCTTTAATTTTTCCCAAAAGGTAGTTGGTAACCAAAATACTTTATCATTAAATTCTAACTTATTACACTGCTTACGAAATATTCCACTTTGATATAGATTGAAATCGGATTGTGAGATTTTCATAATAGGAACAGTTGGATTAGAACGATCGATAATCCAAGGTTGTGAATTAAATTTAAGTAGAATATCTAAGTCGAAAAAATGAGCCCTGTTCATATTGTATATATTTAAATTAAAATGTACTAATCTCTTGGAAAATAATTTATTCCTTTGTTAAAAAATTTTATATCCGTACTTATATAATTTAGAATATCTAACCTAGCTTTATGACCACTTGAAAAATGAGTATGATATTTATCAAAATGCATTTCGGTTTTAATTGTGTATTCTAAATCCGGATAATCGGTGAGGACCCGATCTAAAAATTGTTCTAATAATTCTTGATAAAAAACAGTATCAAATCGTTCATCAACATCTCTTTGAGATCTTTCGATGTCTATATAAAATTTAATTTTACCTATTTTTGTAACCGATTCATTTGTCATTCTAAATGAATATCCCTCATCCTTGAATTCCTGTGCAAAATCTCGAATATCATCTTCTAATTTTCGATCATCAATACTTTCAAAGGTTTTGCTAAATTTTTTCATTAGATTTATATATAAAATCTAAAACTAGCAAACCATTTCATTCTTTACTGCAAAATCGTAAAGTGTTGGTAGGTTTAAATATTTCATAAACCCATCTCGAATATCTCCAAGTGTTTTTGCTTTGGAAATAATCATCACAATGAGCATTCCATATTCTTCTTGAAAAGTAAGAGCCATTTGATGCCAAGGTTTTGAGTAATTATCTAGTGAAGTCCATTCATCATCACCACCAGTCAACCAATACAAACTTTTTTCTGGTGAAATCTCATCGGTTTTTATTTTATTTTCGATTGGTGTGTTCCATAGTTCTTTATTATTCCAGGTATCCAATCCATTTCTCATTAAGATAGCTACTGCTTCTCCTATATCTGTGGTAACTTCTTGATCAATTTCGAAAAAATAATCTTTATCATCTTTACATATTCTAATACACCCGTCCTCCAAGACATTTTGTACTTTTGGAAACTCTAATCTTCTTCTTTTCATAAAAATTTTGATAATTTTTTCTAATCAACCTTGCTTGATTTATTAATTCCTGATTTCCACTTCCCTTTGAAATTCCCATCTTCAAAAATTCCATTTTCCCATGTTCCGTGGAAATTGCCGTTTTTAAAAATACCATAATGCCAATTTCCTGTATAGAAATCACCACCATTCCATATTAATGTTTTATTTTTTACTTCAATATTTGCATTTTCAATTTCTGAGTCAATCAGCCAGTGTAAATTTTCCTTGGAAAGGATATTTTCTATCTCACTCTTTTTAGTATAACTTGTATTGTTATACTTTAATTCTCGGTATCTCATATCTTAATTTAGTAATTAATAACATATATATTTGAAATGAAATTCGAGTATTTGAGGTAGTGAGGATTTTTTAAAAAATTTAGAAATAAACTGGATCGGGTATTTTAAATTTAGTTCCTTTTTTAAATCCACTTTGAAGAAATAGGTAATATCCAATATTAATATGTTCCATTAGTATTTTATCATGATCAAAATAGTCTCTTCTATCCTTTATATTCCCTATTTTATTAAAAAATAGGTATGGAGTATCTTCAATTCTATCATTCAGTTCTTCTAAAATATCATTTACTTCATTGATTATATCTTTTCTTTCTTTTTTAGAAGTTTCTTTTAAAGGAAAAGAAAATTTACAATCCACATAAATATATCCGTTGCAATATTTTAAAATAGAGTTACTCGAAGGACCCGTTTCATGAATAGAAATGAAAATTTTGAATCCGAAATCTCTTAATCCATCCAATAAATAATTTATTTCTTCAATATCTGGATTTTTATTAGAAATTGACTTTCGATTTTTACGAGGGATATATTTTTCAAATAAATTTAGATATTTCATAGTTGTATATATTACTTATAAAAATAAATATTAAATATTGAAACCCTATGAGGATCTCTATTGTGTAAAGAATATTTAAGACCGAAATATTGTTCCATTCTTTCAACACATTCCTGAATCATAGATTCTACATCTAAAAAATCTTCCGATCTATTTGGATAGAACCCTGTTTCAAAATCTGTAAAAATTGTCCAATCTACCACAAAATCATAGCCATGTCTTTCCCATCCACCAACACCATAATTTTTATAAAAATCCTGATACTCTTTTAGATCAAAATCAACTACACCATATTTTGGGTATTCTTTTCTTTTAAATTTAACAAACTCATTTAACATCCTGCCAATGTCATAAGAAATCGAGCTGTTTATTCCATGTCTAGAATTTAGTCCACCTTTAAAAACATCTGATGAATATTTTTTACAAAGTTCTAAGTGATCTATTTTATAATATCTAAACCTTGGACGACTTAGGTTCCCAGCACCAGAACTTCTACCAAGTTCAGTATTTTCCAAAAATTCATTCCAATCTAAAAATATATTCTCAAATTCTTCTCTATCTGGAACCAAAATAGATTCTATTTCACGAATAATATCGGAAAATGTTTTAAACTCCAAAATTGGTTTTAGGTGTTTCATATTAACTTTTTTCTAATTTTCCCAAATTTTAAAATTATATTATATCCCATGTGATATCCAGTAACACCATATTCCTTTAAATAAAATCCAACATCATACATTCTATTTATTATCTCTTCATCTAGAAATATCCTAACATCTTTTGACAATTCTTCAAATTGAGAACGCTGAAATATATGTGATTCTCCTTTGATTGATAAAAGTTTACTAGACACTAATATTTCATTTCTATTCGTAGATATAGTAAATTCTAAATTAGGAAATTCATCAAAAAGATCAATAAATATATTTTTAATATCTTCTTCATCAGCACTTTCAAATGGATTTAGGTGTTTCATACTTTTTTATATATAAAATATGAAATTATCACAAGATGAATTTATTAAAAGAGCTGTTGATAAGCATGGAAATAAGTATGATTATAGTTTGGTGGAGTATAAAACCAATAGAACAAATGTTAAAATAATTTGTCCATTCCATGGAATATTCTTACAAAGACCAGATGTTCATATAAAATCAGAATGTAAAAAATGTAATGATGATAGAAAAAAAGGTAACTTGGAAAATTTTATAAAAAAAGCAAATTATAAACACGAATTTAAATATGATTATTCAAAATCTATTTACAACGGAAATAATGAAAATTTAATCATTATTTGCCCTGACCATGGAGAATTTTTACAAACACCACACAACCATTTAAAACCACAATGGTGTCCAAAATGTAATGGTGGTATCAAAGACACCCAAGAAGACTTCATCAATAAAGCTAAAAAAGTGCATGGAGAAAAATATGACTACTCGATGGCGGTATATGTCAAAAGTAATTCACTCATAGACATAATTTGCAAAAAGCATAAATCCGTATTTAAAATGAGACCAGGAAATCATTTAAATGGTGAGGGGTGCCAAAAGTGTAAATCTAGAATATCGGGACCAGAAGAAAAATGGCTTAATTCAATTGGAATACAAAATAGACAGGTCTATATAAAGTTTAATAATAAAATTGCACATGTGGATGGGTTTGATAATGAATCAAATACAATATATGAATTTTATGGAGACTATTGGCATGGTAATCCAAGTAAATATAATTCAAGTGATGTGAATAAAAGTGTCAAAAAGACTTTTGGAGAATTATATAAAGAAACAATAGAAAGGGAATATTTATTTAAAGAAAGCGGATATAATATAGTTTCTATATGGGAATCAGATTTTAAAAAATTACAAAATGTATGATCGGGGAGCAAAAAATTGGAGAAAAATTTAATTTTGATGACGTATATCTACGAGATTTAACAGTCTGTGTACTAGATACGCTTGAAGGAAAAATAAAATGGAAAAATAGGTTTAGTACAGGAGATGTACAAGTAGATGTTCCATTCTATTACTCCATGACAGGTGATGAAAGAATGCTTTTAGATAGTTTCCAAGATGATGTAGTTTCGAATAGTCGATTTGTTGAGCTAAACACAGATATGATACCTAGGGGACATCTCACCTTGAATAGCTGGAACATACAAAGTGATTCTTTTGCCAATCCAAATGTTTGGCTTAGAACTATTGTTGAAAATGAGTCTGAAATAAAAAAATATTTGGTAAAAGTAAGAGCCATTCCAATTGTAGCTAATTATAGCTTAACAATTTTACTTCGAACTGAAATTGATGTTTTCAAAGCAAGTCAAGCGATTATGGACACCATTTGGCTATTCAGATTCATGTATTTTGAATATAATTTTATGAACATCGATGCGGTGATGATCATCCCGGATACCGAAACCATTGAAATTGTTAGAGAACAAAACATGACTTCAGACAATTCTATAAAATTATCTTTAGAATTCGAGGTTCACACCTATTACCCAGCATTTCCAAAGGATGATCCAAAACTTCTTATTGAACCAAAAAGAACTAAGTGGTTTAATAATATTTTACGAACCCGTGAGGCATCAAATGCTGCTAGAAAAAGCGGACTTCCTTATTTCACAGACTTAAATGCACCTATGGATGGGACTGGAGCAAGTGGTAAAAAATAAATAACACAGGATTCAAAAATGTAAAAAAGACATATTTTGGACTTAATATATAAGAATATAAAAAATAAAATTTAAAAGTATGAAGAATCTTAAACTTGAGTTGTTTAACTTCAAAAAGTCTCTTTCTTTAGACCAAGAGGAAGTGTCATATATAATCGAGGGGCATATTAATGCAACTAATGATTTATCTGAGAAGCAAGTTATTTATTCTCTAAATGAGAAATTGAAAAGCTATACCTATGATAAGTCAGTAAAAAAGCTTTTAGAATCACTAAATGATGATATGAAAGCCTATGAACTATTATATGAGTTAAAAAATTTATATAATGTTCTTAATACCAAAAATCAGGGAGAACTTTACAGACAACCAATTAATGTTCTTTTACAGACTATTAATTTAGAAAGTGATCAAGATAGACTTGGTAAAATTCTAAATGAATTAGCTGTCTATGACTGGGTTCCAGAAATTAAGCTATTTGTACATAATTTAACCAAATCACCAGAACAAAGATCAAATCTTTTAAGTGGTGGTAAAAGTACATCTGTTTATACTTTAGTTGAACAAGTAGAGGATGGTCACCTTGCTCTTGTTAGAGACTCATGGTTTCTTTTAACAGAAAATAGCATTGAGAAATGTCTATTAGAAAATCATGTAAAAGATGAAGTTAGATTAAGAACACTAAGAATGCTTCAAAATGCAATGTCTTTCGGAACCATCAATGAAGATCGTGTTAATTTCAGAATTTCTGAATATATGACTATCGGACTCTCAGTGACTAAAAAGGGAGATATCTTCATCAATGAAGATCTAATGAATGGTGAAACAACTCTAGAATCTCTATTCTCTTCACCAATTGTTCCTTTAATTAATAAAAATTTTTATCCAATGTTAGTAGAAGTATCTAAGAACTTGGATTCTTTCGTTGAGCTAGATGTGGTTAAGAAAGTAAACAATCTAATGAATCCTTACTTAGAAGTATTCGCATTCAACTTTAAAAACAACACTTATGTTTATAGATGTGATGAAAGATATGGCAATTCATTCTTCAAATATGAATCAGCTCTTGAGCTAGTAAATGAAGTTAGAAATGAATTAAACTATGATTTAACTTTCTTCTTTGAAAACAAACTTTCAAAAGAAGTAATATCTAAAAGAAAATTAGAAGATAAAGAAAGAGAAGTTACTCTTAAATTAGAAGATGTTCAATTTAACATTTCTAAAGTTAAAGGTTCCATCCAAATGATTGGTGAGTCTGTGACTTTAAAAACAGCTCTTAAAAATCTAGAGTCTAGAAAGAAAAATCTAGGAACCGAACTTCAAGCAATTAAAGAACTTCAATATAAAGAAAGAATTCAATTGCAATAATCGTAAATAAAATTTAAATCCTCTAAGAAATTAGAGGATTTTTGTTTTTATAAACTAATATATAATAAAATTAAAATTTAATCATGGCATCAGAATCTAAAAAAAGAAAAACTCCAAAATTTCCAGTAAAAGGTAAAGATAAATTTTTATCTAATAGAAGATCAAGCAAAGGTGCTGGTGGATTTAATTCATCTAAAAGACAAGATGTTAAAAACTCAACCAAAAAAGAGGCTGAAAAAGAAATTATTGATATGAAAAATGAAGTTCTTAAATGTTCTGATTTTATAAAAGAGGATTTACACGAATCACAAGGTTCGATAGAAGGTCTTTTAGACGAACTATCAATAAGTGAATTAGCCCCTCAAGATTTTAGAAACAAAATAAATGAAATGGTTGAAACAATAAATCATTTACTAACTATGAATGCAACATGGTTTAGGAATTTCCATAATTTAAAAAACAATCAAAAATAAACTGGTTTTTTACAACTTTATATTTTAACAATATATAACATGAAAGCATGAGGAACAAAATCCTATAACAACCATGAAAAAATATTTGGGTATGCTATAAAAAATAATCCCTGAATTATTTATTTAAATAACAAAGACCTTTATATAGAGCTTATAGTAAGCAAGGCCCAAGGTCGCCTAACTCGAAAAGCAGAAAGAATGTTGGAGCTCTTAGCAAAAGAGACTATCAAAAAAATGAGATACTGGAGCCATGATGATAAAATGGACTGCATGCAAGCAGGACTTCTAGATATGCATGAAAATTGGCATAACTTCAATGAAGAAAAATCTGTCAATGCCTTTGCATATTTCACCGAAATCTTTAAAAGAGGTCTAGCCAAAGGATTTAACCAAATTTATAAGAAAAAGGGAGACAATGACAACCAAATAAAATTAGTTTCTATTGAAGGATCTAACGAAGGTCAAGGATTGCACTCGTTGTAAACTTTTCCATATTGTCTATTATAATATTCATCTAATACTTTAAAATGAATAAAGACTCAAAAATTTATGTTGCTGGTCATCGAGGTATGGTTGGATCAGCTATTGTAAGAAAGTTACAAAAAGAAGGATATACTAATATCATCACCAAAACTCACAAAGAATTAGATCTAACTTCACAAGAACAAGTTAAACATTTTTTTATGATGAATCGTCCTGAATATGTTTTCCTTGCTGCTGCCAAGGTTGGAGGAATTGGGGCTAATTCTAAATTTAAAGCAGATTTTATTTATAACAATTTAATGATTCAAACCAATGTGATTCACGAATCCTCCAAATGTGAAAATACTAAAAAGCTTTTGTTCTTAGGATCATCTTGTATATACCCCAGAGAATGTCCACAACCAATTAAAGAAGAATACTTAATGACTTCTGCTTTAGAGAAAACAAATGATGCTTATGCTACAGCAAAAATAGCAGGTATAAAAATGTGTCAATCTTATAATGAGCAGTATGGGACAAATTTTATTTGTGCTATGCCAACCAATCTATATGGACCAAATGATAATTACCATTTACAAAATTCACATGTATTTCCTGCACTAATTCGTAAATTTCACGAAGGGAAAGAAAATAAGTCCTCTGAAGTTTTGGTTTGGGGAACTGGTGAGCCAAAAAGAGAATTTCTACATGTAGATGATTTAGCAGATGCTCTTTTATTTTTAATGCAAAATTATAATAGCTCCGAAATTGTCAATATCGGCACAGGTAAAGACTTAACCATAAAATCACTAGCAATTAAAATAGCTCGTGGAGTAGAATTTGAAGGGGATATAGAGTTTGATCGGACAAAACCAGATGGTACTCCTAGAAAAGTGTTAGATGTTTCTAAAATACATTCTCTTGGATGGACACACAAAATAGGAATAGAGGAAGGAATTCGACTAACTTATGGAGAATACTTAAAATCACTAATTCAAAAGAAAATATATGAATAAAGTATATCTACAAATTTGGGAAGAATCTGAAAGAGGTTGGGGAGTTCGTCCAGATGGATGCTCTATACATCTTACACTAAAAGATAGAAATGATTATATCAGTAAAATATATGAGGGAAGAACACTCAAAAAAATCCCAGATGAATATGAAAGAATTGTTGGCAACCCAGTAGAGGTTTTTGTATCTGATCTAGTATATTCTGAAATTATTGGAAAAAATACCATTCGACTTATGGAACATGAAATGAGAAATCTGTTGAGTATGGAAGAAATTATTAAGAACGATTCTAAAAAATTAATAAAAAAATGATACTATTTAATCTACTTGCTATTTTATTTATTTGGAATGAATTATATTATTTCATCAATTATGACAAATTGGGAACAAAAATAAATATAGATAACTTTGAGACCTTTAATAAAATTGACCTTTTTTATTATCTGTCTAAAATAGTTTATTGGATTTGGATATTCGTTGGATGTGCTTTTATAGGAACAATTCCATTTAATTTAGTTTTAGGATTATCTATTTTAAGAATACCTATGTTTTTATTCGGACTAAAAATGTATAGGAAATACAGTTTGTTAAATATTTTTATATCTATTTGTTGTTTGTTTTATATTCTTACAAGCCTCTTCTTTTAAGAATCTCATCTGTAATGATTATAAATTCAAATCCTTTCATTTTACAAAATTCTAACATGGTTTCCCATTTAGCTAGATTTTTTTGAGCCATTTTAAATTTATATTCTAAAGATTGCATTTTTTTAATAGAAGCTTTATCAGGAACCGTGAATTTTCCCTCCTTTAAAAGAACAGCATCATCATATTCACTTTTTGGCTTCACTTCAGCAATTACCTTCTTAATTTCTCCATTACTTAAAACTTGCTCATAATAAAAATCTGGATAATATCTTCTTTTAACTTGTTCCAAATCTCCATTTTTAACCTCATTTGAAAAATAGGGAATCTCAATAGATTCTGCTGACCACATTCTAATTGGTTTAGAATGATCTAGAAAGATCATCATTTTCTTTTCTAAAGAACTTCTATAATAAATACCACCCTTATCATTTAATTTTAGAACCTTGTCTTTATTTACTGGAATGTATAATCCTTGATGATAGTTTTTATTATTTGGTCTTGAGTTTAACATATTCTATTTCGATTTACTTATATATAATAAATATGAAATATCTAAAGACATTTGAAAAGCTAGGGGTTAGCTATACTATTGATGATGTGACAGAAGAACTATGGGAGTACACACTAGATATTGTTGGTGATGAGATTAAAGAGTGTGAATTTTTCTATCCAGTGGATAAATTACCTAAAGAATTTACACAAGGAAAACCAATAAAATTCTTTAAAGTCGTCATAAACAACCAAGATATAAATCATATGAAGGTGGACTTTTCTAAAGATTTACAATCCTTAGAAGCAACTATGTCATTAGACCCATATAGTGATAATAGAATATCTCTGATGTCCCATGAGTTACTACATCTCTATCAATATATCCGACAAGCGGATATGAAGAAGAAAAAATTCTATTTAAAAAACTCTAGTTTAAATAATATGTACTATTCCAGTATTGAACACGGTGAGGAGTTTTTAGATATTTTAAAAAATGTTTTGGAATTTACCTATATATCACTCGAAGATGAAATCCATGCTCGAACACAAGAATGTTACAGAGAATTGATTGAAAGGAAGACAACTAAAGAAAACTTTAAAGAAAATTTGAAAAAAACAGATGCGTGGGAATATGTGAATATGTACGATCAATGTTTTGATAAGACTATGGAGATAATTTACAAAAATCCAATAAAATGGTATAAAAAATTGGTATATGCTTGGAAAAACGAAAAGAAAAAAGGTCTTTGGAGTAAAATAAAAACATTTTTTAAAGATGCTCAAATGAGTAGTATTAAAGTGGATAAAGAGGAAGCAACTGCACTATTTAAAGAAATAGAATCTTTTATTCATCCACAAATGAAGAAATATAAAAGAAAATTATATCGACTATATGACAATTTTTAAAATACTATGGGAGAACTAAATGAATTAATAAAATTAAATTTAAAGGTCAATGGAAACGGACTTGCTGACAATTATAAAAATAATTCACTCTATTTCTATAATATGTACCAAAAATCAGATCCAGATGTTAAGTCTATATCTGTAAAGGACATTCAACTAGGTGGATTTTATTTTTTACATTATTTAGATGATTCTAATTGGATGAAATATTCACCAATATTTACTATTGAATATAAAAAGTTTAATAATCAACTAGTTTTACTAGCTCTAAATTTCAATTTTATACCCATTCAAATTCGTGGAAGAATATTTGACAAATATATCATCAAAGAAGACTTTGAAAAAGATAGACTTCTAAAAGTTAACTATGAAGGAATGTACAGAGAGCTTTTACGACTTGGATTTGAATATGCTTTAGTGGAATATAATATGATACAAATTAAAAAAGTACATAAAATCTCACTTAACTTATTACCAAGGTTTTTATATGCTGGTCACCCAATAAATAAATATGATCCTCCCAAATTGATGCAGATATGGGAAGCTAAAATTGAAAAGAAGGCAGAAAGACACCAAGAAATTGTAAAATCAGTATTGGATGAGTTTTATGATGTTGAAAAGGATTTTTCAGACAAATATGATTTACTCTCTGACCATATCAGTCGATTACAGAAGTCAATGGAAAAATATGGAAAATAATTTATATATAGTCCTATGATATCCAATTATAATGAATTTGTTAATGAAGGACTAGGATTTGACAAAGATCTAATGAGTCAAATTTTAGATCTAAATAATTGTGTAGAATTTAGAGAACATTCTATTACTCTAGAAGAAGTAAATTTGCCAAAATACGATAAATATGATGATAATTTTGAAAAGCCATTCAAGATAGCTTCAAGGTCTGTTAGAAACATAATTCGCCCAATAAAATGTTTGAAGGTTTTATATAATGGAATTAGTCCCTACTATGATAATAGAATTTCAATGGTTGGTATTAAACAAGAAGGGGATAATTATAAAGTATTGATACACGAATCGTTTGCTGGTGGTAAACTAGAAGACAAAGACATTAGATACATGAATTCACAGAATGTGATTAAAAAGTCAGAAGTTGTTAGTAAAATTAAAGAGAATGTATTAGATCATCAATTAAGATACAAAAATTGGAAGGAAATTGGTCGAAAAGCAGATGAAGAGAAAAGAAAAAAATATCAAGAAGATCTAGAAAAATTTAATAAAATTGGAATAAATGAGCAGTTCATAAAAGATGAATTTGCTGGTGTATTTGATCTTTGTGATAATCATCAAATTCCAAAAATTCAATTTGGAATGAAGGAAATTTCAATCTATTTGATATTTAAAACATCACCACTTACAAAAAGTGTTTCAAAAAGTGCTTCTGATTATAGAGGTAGAGGCGGAGATGCACATTTTGACTATCACTCTGGTCAAATGGACGATCAAACCAATGATATTTTATCAGAACTAATTGAAGTTTCTGGTAGATTGAAAGATGATAGAAACATAATCACTTATATAAATTTCAATCTTAGTGGAATTGAAGTTATACTAGATATTACAAATTTAAAATAATATATACTTTGATGCAAAGTCTAATAAAGTATAAAAATTTTCTAAACGAAGAAGCTGAACAACCACAACCAACATTCGATGTTGCTGCGGCCAATGCCATTTCCAATCTAAATACCTCAGAACTATTTATAGCAAACAGAATTCGATTAACTCCGATTAGACTGAGTAGTATGATTGACGACTTTGGACCAGGAATTAGATTTTATTACCAAAGATTTAATACTAGAGAAATAAAAATATATCGAGTTAGATATAACGGAAACGAAGATACGGATATTTATTTTTTCGTATTTAAACTACCCAATGGAAACTTCAATTTAACCAAATCAAGTGAATATAGAACACCAATTAGACTAACTGAAAAAATAATTTCTACCAACACATCTCTTCCAAACTTGTTAAATAACATTACCGAATACGCAATGCCTAAAATAAATAGACAGAATAAAATAAAAGTAAAAGAAGAAAAACAAAAATCTTTAAAACAAGAAGAAATTAAAAAAGATAAAGAAAGAATAAATGAATTAGAACATAAATTACAACTTTTAAAAGATAACTATGAGCAAAAAATGGGAAAGCAAGAAATACTAGATGTTTTTGCAACTGTTTTTGATGAGGCTAATGGAATTTTTGAAATTGGTGAAATAAGTTTCCCACATATGGTAATTATTAAAATACCATTTCGTCCAACCAAATTAAAAACAAAAATTGGAAGCTTTGAAAAATTTGATAAAAAATTTAACAATCTAATGTCTGAATTATCTGTTGCTTCTGAGAGACTTTTAGATAATGGTGTAACCACCTACATCAAACAAGAAGATAATGGAATATCGGTAGCTATAAGAATGATTGGGCTCGACAGAGCTGCTATTGAAATAAATAAAGAGTTAACCCCATTAAAAGAAAAGATATTGGGTAAAAAAGTATTAAAATAATTTAATATATAAATTATGAAACATCTTAAAAGATTTAATGAGGAACTAGATTATCTGGGAAGACTTAAAATGGAAACCGAAATCGGTAGACAATTTAGCCAGGATAATGAAAAGGAGGTTGAAAAAAGAAGACAAGAAGTAACTGGAAAAGAACTTGGTAAAATAAAGTCCCAAAATAAATCTAGAAAAACCTTAGAAGAAAGAGAAGAAGAAAGGAGAGAAATTACACAAGTAGTTATTGACTCCATTATCTATTCTAATCTAAAAAAGAAAGGATTTGAAAATTTTGAAGAAGATTTAAAAATGTTTTTAGCTAAGTATCCATTAGAAACCCTACCGAATTATGATGGATATCATATATTCAATCAATAATATATACTTTCATGAAAATTAAGAAGTTTAAAGACTACATTAACAAAAAAGTTGATGAAATCGATGCTTATTTCCATCCAAAAACCTATCGAGTAAAAAATTTTATTGAAAATCAATCAGTTTCAGATATTCGAGAAGTATTGTACAACTTCACAGATGAGTTTACGACCATTTCTATTTCTTATTGTTTATATACTGATGGAAGATTCTTGACATTACACGAAAATAAAATGTTGGATAGGTTTTGTGATTCTATTGATTCGGATAATGATATATTCAAATTGGTTAAAAAATATTCAAATCAAAATAAAAAAATAGAATTTCAAATTAAATTAGATCTAAATGATGATAGATTTAATGATACAAATAAATGTATGCAAAATTACGAATTAGAAGAATTTTTATCAGAATGTGGTGAGCAAATAAAAGATATGTGTTATTTTAACTCATTTAGATACTCACCAGAAAGAAATTCTTGGGGTCGACCAGTTTGTAAATTGATATTTACATTCTAAAAGGGCATATAGATTTTTTATATATACCACTAAATTTAAATAATTTTAATGGCTTCGTACAACCCGAACAATCAACCAGGTGGCTTTCAATATCTAAACTCAGCAATAGAAAATAGAGGTTTATTTTCAAGAATATTAAGAAATCTTTCCAATTATGGTATGAACTATGATGAAATGATCATGCGTAATCAAGTAGGTGTTGGAATAAATGAGGATCCTTATAATCAAAAAGGCAATAGCATGTATGACTTCTTTAGTCAAAGAGCCGTAGCATCTGTTTTAAACAGGAAATCTATACCTTATTTGGATAAATCATATGCAGACAAAAGAAGAATACTTAGAGAATACTCCATTAAAGACGAAATTAGAGATTTTATTGCAACTATAGCCGATGAATCTGTGATCTATGATGATGACAAAGACTTTTGTAAACCGAGAACTCTATCCAACGATTATCCACAGGAAATTCAGGATAAATATCAAGAATATTTTGAAAAAGTTTACAATAGATATGGATTTGCTGATTCAATTTCTGCCTGGAACTATATGAGGGATTTTTTAATTGATGGATTTATTGCTATGGAAATCGTCTATGATGATAAAAAGAAAAATATAATTGCTTTCAATAGATTAAGACCAGAAACTTTAGTACCAGCATATGAACCATCAATCGGACACCTTTGGATTCAATATCCAGAAGATCCACAACTTAGAAGAATATTCTTAGATTCTCAAATTATTTATGTTTCTCATGCCACACAAAATGACTACTCAGAAACTTCTTATTTAGAAGGGCTAATTAAACCATACAATCAATTAAAAATTCTAGAACAAACTAGAATTATGTTTAATATTATTAATGCTACTATTTATCAGATGTTTACAATTCCAACAAAAGGACTTCCTAGACAAAGAGCAGAAGAGCAAATTGGACAATTAATTCACGACTATTCTGAAGAGGTAGAATGGGATGACTCACTTGGTACATTAAAAATTAATGGACACAAACACTTACCTTATAATAAACAACTTTGGTTTCCAGATGGAGATGCTGGAAAGCCTTCTATGGAACTAGTTTCACCACAAGGACATAATTTAAATGAAGATACTATGTTGAAATGGTTTGGAGATGCTCTTAAAAGAGCCTCTAAAATTCCATTCACTAGATTTGAACATGAAAGTGGTGGAGGTACCGTTTTCCAAGATGCATCACAAATGACTCGTGATGAGGTTAAGTTTTCAAATTTTATCTCTAGACTAAGAGCTAATTTCAAAGAATTAATTACCAAGCCAATTAAATTACAAATGCTAATTGAATTTCCAGAATTAAAGGATGATGAAATATTTAACAATCAGGTAGATGTTATATTTAACTCTAATGACCTATTTGAAGAATGGAAACATCTATCAAATCTAGAAAAAAGAAGTGGTATTGTTGGTAATTTATTACAAATAATGAAATCTGATCAAACTCCTTATTTCCACATTGATTATCTAATGGATAAGATATTTAAATTGAGTCCAGATGAAAAAGAAGAAAATGCTAGATATTGGTTAAAAGAAAAGGCAGGTGGAGGCGCAGCACCAGCTGGTGGATCAGGAGACGAATTTGGTGGAGGCGCACCAGGTGGAGATATGGGTGGTGGAGAATTTGGCGGGGGAGCACAAGGATCACCAGAAGGTGGTGGAGACTTATTAAACACAGGAATTGAACCAGGGGGCGCAACTCCAGATTTAGGCGGTGGGGCACAAACAGGCGGAACACCACCTCCAGCACCAGAAACAGGTGACACTGGCGGAGGGGAATTTGAATTCTAACATTAATATATAGTTAATGCACTATATAAAAAATCTTGAAAATTTTAAAGATATATTTAATTTCACAAAAGAGGATATAGAGAAAATTAAATCATCGTTCAATACACTTCGATATATTGTTGAGGATGAAGGATTTACAATTACTGAGAACTTTGATACGAATGTTGATAATAAACTACCAAAATTTATGATTTCAAAGCAATTCATATACAACGATGATGAAAAGGACTATTATTTTCCGAAATCAATATCAGAATCCGATGAGTTAATGGAATTTAACGATAGAATTTGTTCAGAGCTAGAGAAAGATTTTAAAATAAAAATACACAACACTCCACAGTGGATAGGATGGTGTTTCCTAAAGAAAATTTAATATATAATGAATGAATTACATTAAGAGGTTTGAAGCAATTGATCCACCTTCAATGAATAATTTATTTGATAAACCTAAGCAAATAACCAAAAAAGATATTTTGGACATTAAAAACGCTTTCAATGAACTAAAGTATATCTTAAAAGATGAAGGATTTGGATATGAAACAAGTTTTGAAAATACAGATATTCCGATAATATTTGTATATAAGATATTTAAAGGAAAACTCGTGCCACATTCAAGTGGTAAAATAATTAGAATATTATACCCAATGTTACCAACCGATTCTGATGAATTAATGGAATTTGTAGATAGAATGGATGGAGAATTAAAAGATTTTGATATAAAAGTGCAAAATCACTCATCATATATGTCTATTGATTTTTATAAAATTTAAGCAATAACTCTTTGTGAAATATTATCAACTCCATACTTCTCATTTAGAGTTTTCTTCATCCGACTCATAATTTTCTTATTTTGAATTGGATAATCCACCCCATAATGTTCTCGTAAAGTCTTCTTTCTCTTGGATTCTGAACATTTACGACAGTAGTATTCTCCCCAGTTATTACCATATTTAATATAGTTTTTAAATAGGACAGGTTTCTTGACACCACACCCATCACATTGACATTCAATCTTATAGTGAGATCCTTTTGATAAAAGTTCAATAGGAATAAGCAATTCTTCTCCTAAATATACCTCATATCCAAGATTTTCATAGTACTGAAAATTGGACTCATTTATCTTTACCTTTATATCACGGGTTAAAATCATAAAAAACCATTTAATTTTAATATATCTTATTTATTAAATAGTTATCGGCCCCTCCTTAGGATCTTTTACATAAATGACTGGTTTTTAATTATTTTATAATATCTATAAAAAATCCACCTTCTTTTTCTAGCGGTTTTTCAAAGACAATATATATGTTAAATTAAAAATAATCCAATTACATGAAATCAGTTCTAATTGTTGAGAATTCACAAAATTCTCTAAAACTAAATGAAAGTTCAAAGGCTAGTGATGTTGTTTTGGGTGGTGTATTTACTGAATTCGATATTAAAAATAGAAATGAAAGAATTTATACTGCTAACAAATTTTTACCATGTCTGCAAGAATTGAACGAAAGAATACAATCACTCGGAGTAGTTTATGGTGAATTTGATCACCCAGATGTATTCGATACATCACTATCAAGAACATCACACGTTGTTAAATCTGCAACTTTTGTAAAAGAGTCTAATCGTGTTGAGGGTGAAATTAAATTATTAAGCACATATTGGGGAAAAGAAGCTAAAGCATTAGTAAATGATGGCTGTCCTGTATTTGTTTCTTCAAGAGCTGCTGGTATCACTGAATCAGATGGTACTGTAACTCTAAAGAAACTTTTTACATATGACATTGTTGCTGATCCAGGTTTTGCATCTGCCAAGATGTCTGTAAAGACTTTGAATGAGTCTTTAAACTATTCTCCAAACGCTAACTTTAGGATATATGAAATGTCCGATGAGTCAAAAATTAACGATCTATTCAATATGAATCAGAATGAATTTGTAACCAAAAAACAAATTACAGAATATTCTCAGTATCTAGTTAAACAACTAGAATCAACTAAGAATGAGGTTAAAACTGCTGTAAAGAAAGGTAATTTAGAACCTAAGAAGTTCGAGAAACTTCTTGAATACTACGAAGAATTAAACAAAACAAACGCACAAGTCGTTAAGTATTTAGACTACTTGGCAGAAAAGGTTCAAGTAATGGTAACAGAGAACAAATCTCTAAAAGAAACTACTACTAAACTTATTAAACACAATGATTATCTAGCTGAAAATCTAGAAAAATCAATCAACTACACAGAATATGTAGCTGAAAATTTGGACAAAAACATTGAATATTCTGAATACATTGCAGAAAATCTAGACAAAAACATTACTTACTCAGAATATATTGCTGAGAACCTAGACAAAAACATTCAATATTCTGAATATGTAGCTGAGAATTTGGACAAAAATATCCAATACTCTGAATACATTGCAGAAAATCTAGACAAAAATATCGCATACTCAGAATATATTGCTGAAAACCTTGATAAGAACATTTCTTATTCAGAATACTTAGCAGAACATTTAGATAATTCTATTGCTTACTCAGAATACTTAGCAGAACATGTTGAAGGAAACATTGCATACTCTGAATATATTGCTGAAAATCTTGATGATAATATCGCATACTCAGAATATGTAGCTGAAAATCTAGATAAATCAATTTCTTACGCAGGATTGATTGTTGAAAAATTAAATTCTAAAAAATCAGGTAAATTAAATGAAAATATTGAAGAAGGTGGTGAAGAATTCCCATCTCTACATGATGCTGGTTTTGAAGAAAATGAAGAAGAGGAATATTATGAAGAAGAGGAAGTTGTTGGCTCTCAAGAAGAAGAGGAAGAATTTGGAGACGAATTCGATGCACCAGCGGCTGACGAAACACCACAATTAGAAAACGCAGAAGCTCAAGAAGAAGAGGAAGAAGCTGATTGTGTTGGAGATGAGTGTGAAGAAGAAGAGGAAGAAATTGCTGGTGATTCTGATTCAGAATTATCACAATCTATTGATAAATTAATCGAAGAAGCTAAAAAACGTAAAGCGTCTGAAACAACCGATTTACATTTCTTGAAGTTCTTAAATAAGAGCCAAGTTGATAGTTTTTATGACCTAACCAATGAAGATCAGGAGGCCGTGAAATTCTACATAAGCGAAAAGACTTTCTTTACATCGAAAGATGTGTTGAAACTAATCAGCGAAGCACTAACAGCTAACAAGAAAGAAACTCTAGAAGATAGAGTAGTAAGATTGATGCCTGAAAACATAAAGCCAATCTGGAACCAATTAAACGAGAGCTCTAGAAAATCAATTTTGTCACAAGCAAGATTGTATCCTACTGAAGTACTTTCAACAGATTCACAAGTTGAACACTTCTGGATGACTAGAAATCTCAAAAAGAACGAATCCGTGACTAAAAGACTTGTTGCGAATGAGAGCTTAATACAAGAAGATAAGCTTTCTGACAAAGAAGTTCAATCCATCATGGAAAGATTCAAAAACCTTTAATCTATAAGGAAAAGATAGATAAAAAACTAAAAAAATTAAAATTATGTCACACATTAGAATAGACAAACAAAAAGCACAAAAGAAATGGTCTCCGGTATTGGAGAACATGGGTGTAACTGGTGATAGATTAGAGTGGATGTCAGAATATGCTGAATTTCACCAAATTAATGAAAATGCATATGTAAATGCATTCTCACCAGCGGGTATGGGATCAGTCCTTAACCCAACTCTTGGTACTTATCCAGGAGCATTAGTTGGCGCAAACGCTAACGGAGTAGATGGATCAGGAGACTTAGGTCAAAACCTTTTACCAGTAGCTATGAAAATCGCTGCTCAAACAATCGGTCTTGATTTAGTAGCTGTAAAACCATCACCAGGTCCAAAAATTGACTTATTGTATATTGACTTCGTTTATGACGATGTTACTAGAACAGGAGCAGACGAAAGACCACAAGTATTTAAAATTGATGCTGGAGCAACTGCTTCAACATTAGCAACTGCTATTACAAACGATCTATCAAGATTTGGTATCACTCAGGTAACTGGTGGATTAGCAAACGGTAGATTATTTTATAGCATGGCTGGAACATCTTCAACTGCTCTTAACTCAGCAGGAACTTGGGACAAATATCAATATAGCGGTGGTGGACTAGGTATAACAGCATCTGTTACATTCTCAGAATCTACAAACGCAAAGGATGGAATACTAGAATTCTTAGGATTCTCTCGTATCGATGGTCTTCCAATATTTAGAGCTTACAGACAATCAAATGCAACAACTCCAGGTGGTCTTTACCAAAATTCTGGTATCGGTGTATCTTCTGGATTTGATCAAACTAGAAACTCATTTAACTCTGTACTAGCTATGAATAAGCAAATAACAAATCTTGCAGGTATTCCAACAGGAGGAGCTCCTTCAATTAGCTTAGTATCAGCACTTGAAGATCAAATTCCTGGATTCTCAGCTAACTGGTTTGGTCCAACCAACTCATTCGCTGGAAAATATCCAATGGAAAGAGGTTATGATGACAATACTTACTCAGGTGTTATCGGACCTAAAATTTCTTCTAAATCAATTGCAGTTGGTACTATCGAAGTATCTTCAGCTCTTAGAAGAACTGAAATTGAGGACATCAAAGCTAACACAGGTATGGATATCGTTCAAAAGATGGAATCTATCCTTGTTAATGAGTTGTCACAAACAATTTCTAAACAAATCGTTTCCAAATTGTGGGAAATGGGTGACTTAAACAGAACTTCTGCACCTTTATTCGCAGGGACTGCTACAGTTACTTACGGTGGTCTTCACACTATTTTCGACTTAGACACAGCATATGTAACAACTGCTGGTGGTCCAGGTGGTGAAACTACACACGCTGTTCAAAGAAAACTTATCACTAAGATGCTACACGCTTCTAACTTTATCGCGACTGAAGGTCGTGTTGGTCCTGCACAATTCGCAGTAACTAACGGAGGATTAGCTGCATCTCTTATGGATGTTATTGGTTACACCATTAACCCAGTGAAATCTAAGTTATCTGGACAAGGACAATTATACCCAGTAGGTACAATCGGAGACATTCAAGTTTACGTTGACCCTTATATGAAGTATAACGACAACAGAATCCTAATCGGAAGAAAGAACAATCCTGATCAACCAGGTGTAAT